GCACTGCCCCCGGGCAGATCCCCGGCTATATTGTGTCGCCACAGTTGCCCCGGGGGCAGTGCCGCAATCGAGCGGGTTAGATCTTCGAGCGGCCCGCCCCGCTGGGGCACCTTGTCCCACGATAAACGGGTGTAAAAGTCCTCAGCGTAACAATCGGCACGGTAATGCGGGCACGATTGCGGGCAGGTGCCCCGCTCAGAATAGGTAACGGGAATCGGTCCGGTTTTCCGGTTGCCGCTCTCACGAATGAAGTGATACCGCATGATTAAACCCCCTTGCGGGCAGACACCCGAACGACATGATAGGGGTCGCCCACTGTAGTGTGCGCTGCGATCAGTTGGCGCGAGGGTTCAAACCGGCGGGCTATCGTTTCCCAGTCGATCCGCTCACGCCCCGCGAGCAAGGAAATAGCGGCCCGGTGAGCAGCGCCTTCGATTGCGGGCATACCCGAAGAGATCAAAAACTCTTTGATTGTTTCGCTCTCAGCGGTCAAATCCGCAGTCTGAGCCTTGATCTCAGCGAGCCGGTCAACAAGTGCGCCAAGGATAGAGGGGGCTTCGGTTTTGGTCATGGTTACGGTCCTTTCAGGGTTACGGGTTACAGGGAAAACAGAAACGCGATCAGGCACCACAGGGCAACAGTGGCGAGCACTGCCCCGCCCACAATGGCCCACTCAGGGGGAGCCGCGTTGCGGGGGTTCAGATCGAAGTAGTGCTGGGTATGCTTGCTCATGGTTACGGTCCTTTCAGGGTTACGGAGTGCGGGGCTTACGCCCCGCTGGGTTACACAATCAGCAAATGAACTCGGGATGATTTGTTACGCCCCAGTCCTGCGCCACTGAACGAATGTAGGCAGCACTGCGGGCAGTGCGAGCGGCACGGATCAGGGCAGACAGTGAGCGAGCGAGCAGGCCATTGTCGGCATAGCCTGCTTCGCGCCACTGCTCCAACTTGCTCAATTCGCGGGCTTCGGATTTGTTAATCATCATCAGGTCCTTTCAGGGTTACGGGTTACGGTGAGCACAATGTAACCCAGTGGGTTAGCCTTGTCAACACCTACGATTGAATAACCCACTAAACCCAATGGGTAATGCTTTCCTGCCCCACTGGGTTAGCGATTGGGCAGTGGTGACAATTGTGCCTTTTATCGGAGGGGGTCGGTTTCGCGGATTCCAGAAAATAAGTGCTGTTTCAAAAAGTCGTAAAACCGGGGGGTCGCCTGCGCGAAAGGCACAGTTGTCACAAAGCACCAAAAAACCCCAGTGGGTCGCCCTGAACCCGCTCAAATCGAGGGTTTTCCGCCCCACTGGGTCAATCTGGCCTTGCGATCCCCTGACCCGCTGGGTTTCCCCTGATCCCCTGACCCGCTGGGTTTGCTGACCCACTGAAACCCGCTGGGTGCCTTGCGATCCCCTGACCCGCTGGGTTCCGGGTGCTGTGCCCACCGGGTCGCGGGTGCCGATTTGCCCGGGGTTCCGGGGGCGAGGGGGTGGGTGGGGGCCGACGGACCGACTGGTCCGGCAACGGAGGCCCCGCGAACAATTTTTTATTTTTTTCAAATGCAACTCAGAAACCCCCGATCCTCAAACCCAGCGGGTTCACTTGCATCCCGTTCATTCACCTGATACACTCATTCCCACTATGGAACAAGGCAACCCTCAATCCGTAGGCACGGCTGTCGCCAGTGAACAATCAATCGAACTGCCAAGCTGGCTGTCCGTGCCCGACCCCAAGCCACCGAAGCTCCCCCAGGAGTCGCGGGAGTTGCTGCACACCCAGTACGAGCAGATGTTCGAGCGAGTCATCGAACAGGTCTACCGGGGGCGCAGCCTGCGTGACCTTCTCGAAGATGACTACCGCATCGTGTCCTACGAGGACTTCCTGAAGTGGGTCAAGCGTGACCCGATGCGCCACGAGCGGTTCAAGGAAGCGCAGGAAAGCCGCACCGAGTTCATTGCAGGCGAGATCCTTGAGATTGCCGATGCGGATGACACACTCGAAGATGTGCAGCGCTCCAAGCTCAAGATCGACACTCGCAAGTGGCTCATGGGCGCTTGGAACAAAAAGCGCTACGGTGAGGTCAAGCAGGTCGAGGTGGCTGGGTCTATCTCGATCACCGAGGCGCTGGCTCAGGCCCAGATGCGGATCGTTGAGGCTGAAGTGCTGGATGTTTCAGATGTAACCCCTCGATTGGAGCAGTGATGCAGCGACTCAGGTACAGCCCCGAGGAGGAGCAACTGCTCATGACGCAGTTGTGGTCCCCGCAGATCGCAGACAACCCGGAGACATTCGTCCTGTTCGCGTTCCCCTGGGGGCAGAAGAACACACCCCTCGAACGGTTCAAAGGGCCGCGCAGGTGGCAACGCGAGGTGCTGCGCGAGATTGCCGACTTTATCAAGATTAACCGGGGACGGATCAGCGCAGAGGAGATGATCGACGCGCTGCGCCACGCCGTGTCGTCTGGCCGGGGTGTGGGGAAGTCGGCCCTGGTGTCGTGGCTGATCCTGTGGATGCTGTCAACCCGGATTGGCTCGTCTGTGGTGGTGTCAGCCAACAGCGAGACGCAGTTGAGGACGGTCACCTGGGGTGAGTTGACTAAGTGGGCCACGATGAGCATCAACGCCCACTGGTGGGAGCCGTCGGCCACCAAGCTGGCCCCGGCTGCGTGGTTGACTGATCTGGTCGAGCGCGATCTCAAGAAGGGCACCCGGTACTGGGGCGCTGAGGGCAAGCTCTGGAGCGAGGAGAACCCAGACGCCTATGCCGGTGTTCACAACATGGACGGCATGATGGTGATCTTCGACGAGGCCAGCGGCATCCCGGACAGCATCTGGTCCGTGGCGGCGGGCTTCTTTACCGAAAACATCTTGGATCGGTACTGGCTCGCGTTCAGCAACGGTCGGCGCAACACCGGGTACTTCTACGAGGCGGTGGACGGGGGTAAGCGGGACTTTTGGAGAAGTAAAAAGATCGACGCCAGGACAGTCGAGGGCACCGACAAGTCGATCTACGAGCAGATCATCGCTGAGTACGGCGAGGACAGCGATGAGGCGCGAGTCGAGGTCTACGGCGACTTCCCCAAGAGCGGCGATGACCAGTTCATCATGCCTTCAGTGGTCGATGACGCCATGAAGCGGCCCAAGCACAAGGACATGACAGCCCCCATCGTCTTGGGCATCGACCCAGCCAGGGGCGGCATGGACTCCACAGTCATGGTGGTGCGCCAGGGGCGTGACATTGTGGCGATACGGCGGTTCAAGGGCGACGACACCATGACCACAGTGGGTAACGTCATCGACATGATCGAGGAGTTCAAGCCGACCCTGACCGTCATCGACGAGGGCGGGCTTGGGTATGGGATACTTGACAGATTGAACGAGCAGCGGTACAAAGTCCGTGGGGTCAACTTTGGCTGGAAGGCCAAGAACCCGGTTATGTGGGGTAACAAGCGGGCCGAGATGTGGGGCGCGATGCGGGAGTGGCTGAAAACGGCAGCACTTCCCCAGGACAGACAGCTAAAAACTGACCTGACCGGCCCCATGAAGAAGCCCAACTCGGCTGGGACCATCTACCTAGAGGGGAAAAAGGAAATGAAGGCTCGTGGACTGTCATCGCCCGACGCGGCAGACGCCCTGGCCGTCACTTTTGCGTTCCCCGTGGCCCATCGGGAGTACAATTCGCGTACCGATGTCCGTCGTCCAATGGGGATGCAGGGCATTTCAACCTCTTGGATGGGGGCGTAAATGGCGAAAAAAGGCGTGTCTCTCAGTGTCGGGCGGGGCGAAAAGCTCCCCGTCTCGCAGGGCGCTGGCCTGACCGCCAAAGGCCGCGCCAAGTACAACGCCGCCACCGGCTCCAACCTCAAAGCGCCAGCACCAAGCCCCAAGACCAAGGCTGACCAAGCAAGAAAAGACAGTTTCTGCTCACGCATGGGTGCCGTCGCGACCAAGGCCAAAGATGGTGAACGAGCCAAAGCATCCCTCAAACGCTGGAAGTGCTGATCATGGCTACAAAACCCGGTCTTTACAGTAACATTGCAGCTAAACGCGAGCGCATCAAAGCCGGTAGCGGCGAGAAGATGCGTAAACCCGGCACTCCGGGCGCGCCAACCAAAAAAGACTTTGTGCAGTCTGCCAAGACGGCCAAGAAAGGCAAGTGATGCCACTCGTCAAGTCCACCAGCAAAGAAGCCTTTCGCAAGAACATCAAAGCGGAAGTCAAGGCAGGCAAGCCCGTCAAGCAGGCCGTTGCCATCGCATACGCTGTCAAGCGCGCAGCACCGAAAGGCAAGAAA